GTCTCATGTAAAGACATCATTTGATCAAGCAGACTATACCTTTCAAGTTAATACAATTGGAGTGATCAACTTTCTGGAGGCCATCAGAAAATTTTCTCCCACCACACGATTTTATCAGGCCTCTACTTCGGAAATGTTTGGGAAAAATTTTGACACTTACATTCCAATGGTAGCCGATGCAAAGCACTCTTACGTTGAAGCAGTCAAATTTCAGGATGAAGACACTGTCTTTCAGCCTCAGAGTCCGTATGCTGCTGCAAAGCTAGCTTCTCACCATCTTGTGAGAATCTATAGGGATGGATATGGTCTCTTTGGATGTTGCGGAATACTCTTTAATCACGAAAGCGAAAGAAGGGGAGAAAACTTTGTAACAAGAAAGATTACCAAGTGGATCGGAGACTTTCTAAGATGGGAAGAAAAAAACTCTAAAATTCCACTCAATCCGACAAGCCCTAGATTTAACATTGGTGAAGACACGATAGGCGTTCCCGCTGAGCGTAGGTATATAGATATGAAGTCAACACCCTCATTTCCAAAGCTTAGACTAGGAAATGTAGACGCTTACAGAGACTGGGGTCACGCAGCAGATTATGTTAATGCCATGTGGCTAATGATGCAACAAGACAAAGCGGATGACTATGTTATTGCTACTGGAGAAACGTATAGTGTTCGTGAGTTTCTTGCCGAAGCTTTTAACTATATAGGCTTAAAGAACTACGAAGATTATTTTGTTATTGATCCAGAGTTCTATAGACCCGCAGAAGTCGAATATTTAAGAGGAAGTCCGACCAAAGCAGAAGACTCCTTGGGATGGCAAAGGAAAGTTAGCTTTAAGGACCTTGTACATAGAATGGTAGAAAGTGATATTTCCAACAATGGGCAAGCGAAAGAGGCAACGTCGCAGGCGATACCCTAGAGGCTTTCGTAAAAATTATCTTTCCCGAGACATGAAAAGCCCTGCCTATGCGAAGTTTAGAAAAGAAGTCAAGGCGAGAGATGATAATAAATGCCAATGGCCGTCTTGCGGATCTACAAAAACATTAGAGGTTCATCACATCAGAAAGTGGTCGGCATTTCCGTCACTTCGATTTGATGTATCTAACGGAATAACCTTATGTAAGCGGTGTCATAAAAGAATAACAGGGAATGAAGAAATTTATTCGGAATTTTTTATCAAATTAGTAGAATGGCAAACCCTCAAAAAACTAAAAAAACCGGACGACCAAGATGAGTAGATTTACTGTTATTCGCGATACAAGGGAAAAGAAGGGCCATGGCTGGTGGTTTGACGAAAACGCTTACTGTGCGGGAACTTTCGTAACCAAAGTCGAAATTGGCGACTATACAATACAAGACATGGAGCACCTTCTCTGTATAGAACGCAAGGAAAGCGTAGCAGAATTTGCTAAGAATTGCGGAGAGAAAAGATTCCATAGAGAACTTGAAAGAATGTCTTCTTTTCAACATGCGTTCCTTCTTCTTGAGTTTGGTTGGCATGAAATAGAAAACTATCCAAAAGGATCTAATATACCTATTTCAAGATGGCCAAGTCTGCGCATAAAAGGGAAGTACATGCTTAGAGTCATCTCTACCGCACAGCTTCAGTACGGTGTACATGTTATTGCTTGCGGAGATAAAAAGAGAGCCGAAGAAATGGCTTTTAGAATTATGAGAAAAACACATGAACTACACCTTTAATGTTGACTCTGTAGACAATGCTTGGCTAGGATTAAAGTCTTCCGATGTAAAAGATATAAAAAATCCACTTTGCAATCTATCTACAAAAGAGAGGGACAATCTACACCTTCATGTATTGCGACTAATGAAAAACCCCGACTATTTTCACTGGACGACAAAAAAGCTTTTAAACATAGATTTGCTGCCTGTCCAAACGGCGATACTTAGAGAGCTTTGGATACGGTCCTTTCCCATGTATACGGCCAGTCGTGGCTTTGGAAAATCCTTTCTTCTCGCTGTGTACGCTATCTTGAGATGTCTACTAATTCCAGATACCAAGATAGTTATAGTGGGTGCGGCCTTCAGGCAATCAAAAGTTATCTTTGAATATATGGACAGCATCTGGCGCAATTCTCCTATATTGCAAAGCCTGTGCTCTGACAATAGTGGTCCACGCAGAGACGTTGATAGATGCACTATGAGGATTAATGATAGCTGGGCAATGGCAGTTCCCCTCGGAGATGGCACTAAAATTCGTGGTCTACGTGCCCACACGATTATTGCTGATGAATTCAATAGCATACCCACCCATATTTACGAAACTGTTGTTGCGGGGTTTACGGCTGTTTCCAGCGACCCAACTCAAAACGTAAAAGAAGCTGCTCGTCGAAAAAAGATGCAAGAAGAAGGAACTTGGCAAGACAAATTTGAGGATGCGTATCAAGAAAGAAGAGCAAATCAATCTATTGTTTCTGGAACTGCTGGATATGAGTTCGAGCCTTATGCCTCATACTGGAAAAAATATAAATCAACTATTCAGAATCGAGGAGATTTTAAAAGGGTTGCGGAAGAGATGGGAGAAGATCCGAATGACGTTCCAGAATACATGAAAAGACTCGACTGGAAAAGTTTTTCTGTCATAAGAATACCTTACGAGCTAATTCCGGAAGGATTTATGGATGATCAACAGGTAGCCAGAGCCCGCGCTACTATGCACAACGGAATCTATCAGATGGAATATGGGGCTTGCTTTACTTCCGATAGTCAAGGGTTTTTCAGGAGAAGTCTGATTCACTCATGTGTGGCTACTGATGATAATTGCAATAAAAACGGTTGGCCCATATGGTGCCCTCTTCCCTTTGACGTTTTAACGGGAGGTCCTTCGGGCCTTTCTTATGTTATGGGGATAGATCCGGCTTCGGAACAGGATAACTTTGCCCTTGTTGTAGTGGAGCTTAGACCAGAACACCAGAGGGTCGTTTATGCATGGAGTACCAATAAAAAGGATTTTCAAGGAAGACTAAAGGTCGGACTGACTGATAGTCATGACTATTATAGTTTTTGTGCTAGAAAAATTAGAGATTTGTTAAAAATGTTTCCCTGTGTTCGAATTGGTATTGACTCTCAGGGAGGAGGCTATACCATCGCAGAATCCTTAAGAGATTTAGATAAGCTCAAGGAAGGGGAACGGCCAATATACGAAATAATTGAGGAGGGCAAATCTAAAGATACAGATGATCTTGCAGGAGATCACATGCTAGAGCTTATTAATTTTGCTAGTTCTACATGGACTTCTCAAGCCAACCATGGATTGAGAAAGGATTTGGAAGACAAGGTGTTGCTGTTTCCTAGATTTGATCCGCTAACATTAAGTCTGATGACAGAAAAAGATAAAATATTTTTTACCGAAATGAAACAAAAGACAGGAGAAACAGATGCTCTTAGGCTCTATGATACGTTAGAAGATGCCGTAATGGAAATTGAAGAACTTAAAGATGAGCTGTCGAGTATAGTAATAAGTTCAACGCCTTCCGGGAGGGAGAGATGGGACACTCCCGAAGTCAAGCTAGCTACAGGAAAAAAGGGAAGGATGAGAAAGGATAGGTATAGTGCTTTAGTCATAGCAAATATGATAGCTAGAACAATTTATAGAGAGCTTCCTCCTCCTACGTATCAATCTATAGGAAGAATTGCTGGTGAGTCAGGAAGGTCTACGCAACAAAATACGGATATGTATATGGGGCCTGAGTGGGCTAAAGGAATTAATAAGGGAACATGTTTTGTAATTCGCAAGAACCAGTAATTATTGGTGTAAGAATAATAGGTATTGTTCCTGATTTCAATACTCATTGGAGAAAATAGTGGCAAAAAGAAAATACCCTCGTAGCAAAGAGATGGACGTTCCTGAAGGGGCTTCCTATATTAGCTGGGATTCTCAAGACCCCAAGGATAAAGAGCGAGCCTTTGCAGCCTATAATGAGGCAGTTTCGGAATTTGCCGCAGCAGGCTTCGGCTCTAGCAGGACAGATTTTGCTGATTTAACCACTCGACTAAGTGGTCGTCCCGGCTTAGGACAAACTGAGTTCGACTGGTTTCGCCCGGGAAGTGCCGTTCCAAACAGACCAAAGGAAATTATTGCTTTTGCCCGTGCTGCTTACCGCAGGATTGGCCTTATTCGAAACGCTATAGATCTTATGGGGGATTTTGCTTGCCAAGGCATTCGCTTAGTTCACCAAAACCCGAGGATAGAAAAATTTTATAACGACTGGTTTAGTCGTGTAAAAGGAAAATTTGTATCAGAAAGGGTCTGCAATCTTTTATTCAGAGAAGCGAATGTTCCAATAAGAATGAAGACTGCCAAGCTCAATAAACACAAACGCCTTGAGATGCAAAAGTCTCTTGCAACACCCGACATGCAGGCCATTATAAATAATAAAAATTTCCAAAAAGGAGAACTTCCTTGGCAGTACATTTTTCTTGACCCCCTCTTAATAGATGTTGTTGGAGGTCCTCTTTCAAATATGACAGGGACCAAGCTTTACAAAATGAAACTCCCCTCGGGAATAAGAAGAGAGTTAAAAAGATTACAGAACAGTGGAATGTTGGCTGAAAGGTCTTTGGTATCACAAATTCCTGATGAGATTTTCCAAGCCGCAGAAACCCAGAAGGGAGTTTTGCTTCCACCTGATAAGACGTTCTTTTTACATTATAAAAAGGACGATTGGCAAGAGTGGGCTGATCCCATGACATATGCTTGTTTCAAGGATTTGCTTTTATATGAGAAACTTAAGCTTGCAGATCAAGCGGCTCTGGATGGTGCCATATCTAAAATCCGAGTATGGAAACTGGGAAGCTTAGAACATAAGTTAGCTCCCACCTCCACGGCGGCTGCTTCTCTGGGAGAAATTTTAGGATCTAATGTTGGAGGGGGCACAATTGATATTGTATGGGGCCCTGATATTGAGCTAATAGAGACTGGAACTGATGTACAAAGATTCTTGGGAGAAGAAAAATATAAGCCTACCTTAATGGCTATTTATGCGTGCCTCGGTATTCCTCCCACCCTTACCGGAACCTTTGGGGCTGCGGGCACCACTAACAACTTTATATCTCTCAAAACCCTTACAGAGAGACTTAACTA